ACCGGGTGCAGATTTGTAATACGGCCCAGTATTTTATCGTTCGTGGAAGCGCCTTTTACACGCTTGATCTTCAGGTCATCAAATAGCAACTCCGCCACTTGTTTTGGCGAGCCTACATCCAATTTCTTTCCACTGATGCGCTCTATATCAGCTTCCAGCTCATACATCTTGGATTGAAAATATGCAGACAAGCCGCGAAAGTGCTCTGGCACAATCTTCATTCCATTTCGTGCCATGTCCAATATCATCGGTACGGCATTCATGTCACGCTCAAGAGTATCTTCTAGCTCCATAGCTTCAATACGTTCAGATAGATATGGATATATTCTGGCAGTCGCATCAGCATCACGACAAGCGTAGTATAGGGCAGCATCGAATGGAATATCTGCCAGCGTACCTTCTAGCATAGGACCTAAATCTTCTTCTACTTTGGCCTTTTCCGTATCTGGAATCTTTGTCCACCTGTCGCGTGGATCTGCATCCTTTGTAAGCGTGTCCAGGGTAATTTTATCCGCTTTTTTGGCGATAGGCTGTGGCTGCTTTACTTTAGCTGTACCCTGTTCCCAATAAATAAATGGGTCTGCCTTTACTCCTTTGAATTTTTTAGCGACCTGCTCAAGATATGTCATGGACTTATCCAATGTTGCTTGCCGTACCATGTCTTTATATGTTGACATTTCCATGCCAGACACACGATACGCTAGATCTTTCAGGCCCTGCGGTTCAGACTGTAACAGATAGGCCATAATCATTGTATCTATGAACTTAGAGGGATGGATACCCATCTGGTGCATGACTTCTGCATCGAACAGCACATTATGCACTATGGTTGTTACACCGGAAACACACAGGTAGGACTGTATAGCTTCCAGGGAGCGCCTATCGTCAGCCATAACAACAATAGCAGTCCCAGGGCTAACACTCAACTGTATACTCCAAGGCTTATTATATACTGTCTCGGTATCCACAAATACATACTGATTTCCAACCAGGTACGCTGATACCTGCATGGGATCTGTGCGTAGAGCATAATCGGGGTTAGGGTAAGAATCTGTTAGGTGCTGGCTGGACCTAACACCACGGAGCACTTCAGCCAGCGCGTTAAAGTCCTGGTGGCATCGGAGCATTGTCTGTGGGTTTCTCAGACCGGCAGCGGGATGGTAAAGTGGCACTACTGTATAACCATCTTCACGCTCGAATGGTATACCGTGTACGCGCTCCAATGAAACTTTGCCAAGAAAGTATCTAGTAGCTATGCCTCCTACTGTGCCTATTACCTTTGGCTGCACTTTATCTATCTCACGTTGCAGGAATTGTCCGGCACATGCGTCAATGTCGGCAGGTTTTGGGTCTGCATTATTAGGTGGACGGCATTTGACGATATTGCTGATATATATTGTATCGCGCGGTAGGCCCAGTTTGTGTATAATACCAGTTAGCTCTTCTCCACTGCGCCCGTACATGGCGAAAGGTCTACCTGTGATATCTTCCTGTTTGCCGGGTGCTTCGCCGACTAGCATCAGCGGGGCAGGGATTGGCCCTTCACCCCAGACGATGTGTTTGCGGGTAGTGGCTAATCGGCAAGCTGTGCAGTCAGGAGCTAGTTTCATTGAGTAGTCGCAAATCCTGCGTAGCAGTAGGCCAGTAATACACGAGAAGATCGCGCTTTCGTGCTGCTTCTAATTCTAGTCCTGCACCGGCAGAATTTTTCCAACCGGGAATCATAACAATGCAGTCAAAGTGTGGAGTCAGGCGTTCGATTATGGCGATGTCTCCACGTATAAACTGGATGTCTGCACCACCATCCCAGTGTGATGCTTCTCCGTCGTCAGTATATTTCATGTCTAAAGTGCCGTCGAATAACATAGTGTTCATGTGCGGGCAGATTACAGCGAAACCCATCCGCCAAAGCTCTATAGCTATTGACTCTGCGGCGCGTATATTGTCTATAACTACGCGCAGGTTATGACTTCTATATGGACCTGATACGTAAGCTACTCTCATTTCTCGTGTGCCTCCTTAGTACTTGCCCTATCACAGGAAGAATAGCCACACTCTGGGCACCTAGCGTGTTCTTCAAGCGGTAGGCCACAGATCATACAGTTATCCTTTTTTACGTGCCTCCAAATACATTGACTCAGCCAAAGCCTTTCCGATGCCCGGTACACGTTTGAAGTCTTCTACGGTAGCAGCAGTTATATCCTCCATCGTCGGGAACTCCGCCATTACTGCCTCTGATTTTTTCCATCCCACACCGGAGAACTCTTTAATAACACGTTGTGTAAACGGAGGCGCTATAAGATCTGCTACAGGAATGGGACTTCCTTCTTTGCACTTGTGCGTAGGCAGCGGCTGCACATAAAATCCAGCATGTGCATCGTGCTTATCCCAGGGTTTTTTCCACCACGAGTATATACTGGATAACCAACATCCACTTTGCACCAAGTTAGGCGTGTAGGCTATCTTTATATTGTAGAAAACAGCCAGGCGATTCAGATAACTGTGTATTGCGCTGCCCATGAATCTCCTACTACCCAGTGATATAGGTTTCCATTTTGCACTACGGTAATATTCCAGAATACCATTCTGTGGGTTGGTCCGATATATTCCCTCCACAAGCAAGTAAACATATTGATAAGTACGCAGTAGCCCCACTAGTTGGTGACTCGTTAGGCGTCCGCTGGATATGGAACTCACCAAATCAGTAATGGTCTTGCGTTCTATGCCTATGGGTATGAGTTCATCATCAGGTCCCTCACCTACAAACATAGCGTCAGCATAGGACAGGCGTTTTATCTCAGCCTGTGTACCCTTGCGTAATTTGGGCAGTAGCTCACGACTTCCAACACGATCATCTATGTATATCATAGACCATCTCCATCGTCGTCACTATTGATTATATAATATACTGCCACTATTGCCAGGATCGCGCCTAGTGTGAATGAGATTGGATCAAAGTGGAACACTTTATTCCCAATCCTCTATATTGCTTTCCGGTAGTATCATTTGTGCCAACATTGGAAAAGTGCACAGAGGCCCAAACAGATCTTCGCCTGCCAAGTCCGGGTTCTGTCTACAGTCAGTGATGTATATATGGAAGTCTCCATCTTCTTCATCGCGCCAGACACGCGCATTAACCTGTACCAGAAATCCCATATCACCAAATCCTGCACGCTCGTACTTGCCATTCCAGCCATCCTTACCATCTTTGTTCTGCACATAAGTCTTTTTCATTTTATGCAACAGAATAAGATTCGTATCCGGGCTGCTATATATTTTCTTCAGAAAGGCTCGATATTCTGCATTCACTATTGAGTAGTGGTGCGGCATTACCTGTGTGAGCTTTCCAAAAGATGCCATACGTTTCAATTCCCAAATGTCCGTTTCAGTATCTGCTATAACAGTGCGGATTTTTTTGTTCTTTATTACTTTCTCCCACGCTTGAGACAGCTTATCGAAGTCCCGCTTGGCCTGTACTTGTTCGCCGGGTACACTGAAATCGAACTGATAAATCTTTTTCCGGGAAGTGAATTTATGTACTACACCTTCCAGTCCTATGTCTGCATTAAACAATGCGATATCTCCAGGGGCAGTGAGCGCAAAATGTGTTTTGCCTTGTTTTGGCAGACCGGATATGGACATAACCAAACGCGGGAATATTATATTACTGGCTTCCTCGAATCCCAAACTTGAGAGTTCTTTATCCATTCAGACTTATCTCCTTATCATCTATGTGGTGTGAAGGCGGGAATGTTTCCACCAGGGTATAGTCTAAATCCCCACCTGGTAATCTGGTAATAGTCTCGTTAATATCATCTATCAATATCTCAGCCTCTACAGGGAAAATGCCCCAGGATGTAGCCGAGTGTAATTTACCCATTGTCTCTTATCTCCTTTGCCATGTTGCTAATCATCTTCCAATTATCTCTTAGCTCAAATTCATCGAATTTTATTCTTGCAGTTCGACGGATTGGGCCTTGACCGTTGTATATCCCGTTCAAATACAATACGCGCATGATGCACGTGTCAAGATCCAGGGCATGAAGATATGATGCGATCTGTGTCATATAGCGCCAGTTGCCTATTAGCTCGTGTTTTGCGCTCTTCCAGGTACACTTATATTCTTCGAGCACCACAATATCCGGGTATTCAGGATCAAGGCCCAATCCGTCAGGACTACAAATAATACCGTCACATGTAACTTCACCTGGTCGGAAAGTCATGCGTGAAGCATAGGTAAAAGAGAGGATATCTTCCCATATAAACCCTATCTCACCCGCCGTATGCAGCGGTTCATCTTCCCATGTATTCTTGCGCCATCCCATTTCAACTT